GGGATCAGCCTCGTGATCCGCACCATCCGCGACGCCGCCGACAAGTACGGCGAACGCTGGGATGGCAAGGTCTGGCTCGAGGCGGACGGCACGTGGGGCGCGGACAACGAGTTCGTCGCGACGGCGCCGAGCGCCAACGAGCGCATGATCGCGGACGGCTTCGCGGTGGTGTACCCGTGAGCGGCAGCGGCAACGGCAAGGCTCCTGATCCCATCGATGCCGCGATCGCCGCTGCGTCGGCTCCGATCGTCCAGGGTGCGACGGTCCAGATCACGCTGCCGACCGGGCGACCGGCGGTGCTCACCGTGCCGGTCGACGTGACCGACACGGAGCTCGTCGGGCTGGTGGCCGCGGCGATCCAGTTCGCGATGCAGCTCCGCTCGCAGCGCCCGGCCAGCCGGATCCTGCTGCCCCAGTGAGCCAGATCGTGCGGCGCGAGATCACGTCGGTCGGCCTCGCCTCGGCGGGGCTGGGCCTGGCGCCCCTCGAGGAGTTCGAGAGCGTCGAGATGTGGCTGCTCAGGCTGCCGACTGCGACCGTTCTCCGCATCGGCCTCGACGACGGGAGCTCGTACCTGACGAGCGTCGCGCACGTTCTCGACAGCGAGTGGCTCGGCGACGTCGTCGACCGCTTCCGGATCCAGCTGCGGCTGGCCTCGCTCCACCGATGCGAGCCGGCATGACGGGCCAGGTCTGCTCGACGCCCGGCTGCCCGAACCTCTCGTCGGGCGGTCCGTGCGCGAGCTGCTCGCCGAGGTCCTCGCGCAACCACCGAGGTGTGCCCCGCCAGGCTCGCGGCCACGGTGCGCCGTATGACAGGGCTGCTCGTCTCCTCCACGGGCAGCCCTGTCAGCTCCGGCTGCCCGGCTGCACCGGCGTCGCGACCGGCGGCGATTACACCCGCCCGGGCGACTGGACGAGCCCGTTGCAGCCAGCTTGCAATCATTGCCAGGACGCCCAGGGCGCCGCTCTTGCGAGGGCTCGCTGATGGCCAGCGGCGGGGCCCGCGCTCACCCCGGGCCCGTGCAGGACCCCATGGCCATTCGTCACGGCAAGGACGGCGCGAAGGGCTGGATTCACCTCGCGGCGGAGGGGCGGCAAGGCGATCCGCCGACGTGGCCGCTCATCCGGCCGACGGTCCGCGAGCTCGTGCTCTGGGACCAGGAGTGGCGCCGGCCGCAGGCGATCGTCTGGGACAACAACGGCCAGCAGCTCGAGGTGGCGCTCTACGTCCGTGCCGTCCGGATCGCCGAGAACCCGAAGGCCAGGTCGGGCGATCGAACCCTGGTCAAGCAACTCCAGGAAATCCTCGGTCTATCGTTGAACGGTCTCGCCAAGAATCACTGGATCATCGACCTCCCCGCGAGCGCCCAGCCGCAGGCCGTGGCCACCGCCGGGACCCCCGGCGCCCCGAACGCACGTGATCGGCTGAAGGTGATGTCCCATGGCGCGTGAGGCGTCCCGGCCCGACGCGGTCATGGCCATCGTCCCGGACTGGATCGAGCGCCACTGCGTGGTGCCGGACGGCTTCCTTCTTGGCAAGTTGTTTCACCTGTATGACTGGCAGTTCACGTTCGTGAGCGCGATGTACACCGTCCGGGGCACAGTCGAGTACGACTCGGGACGCCCGGTCCTCGGTCATGCCTTCCGCTACCAGCGCGGTCTCATGGTCGGGCCTCAGAAGCTCGGCAAGGATCCAATGGGAGCCGCGATCATCTGCGCCGAGGGCGCCGGCCCGGTCCTGTTCGCCGGCTGGGCGACCAAGGACGAGGGCTACTCGTGCCGCGATCACGGCTGCAGCTGCGGCTGGGAGTATCCCTACGAGCCCGGAGAGCCGATGGGCATGGGCTGGCCCACGCCATTGATACAGATCACGGCGGTGTCCGAGGATCAGACCGACAACGCCTACGACGCGCTCCGGCCGATGATCGATCTCGGCCCCCTTCACGACCTCATTCCTAAGACGGGCGAGGACTTCATCCGCCTCCCCTCGGGCGGCCGGATCGAGACGGTAACCTCGTCCGCTCCGAGTCGCCTCGGGCAGCGGATCACGCACGCCAAGCAGGGCGAGGCGGGCCTGTACACGGTGCGCAACGGCATGACCAAGGTCGCCGACACCCAGTACAGAAACCTCGCCGGAATGGACGGTCGGGCGACGCTCGACACCAACGCTTGGGATCCGTCGCAGCACTCCGTTGCCCAGCGCGAGTTCGAGCTCGTCGAGAAGAAGCAGACCGACGACATCTACATCCAGTACATCGAACCACCGGCCAACCTGTCCTATGCGAACAAGGCCGAGCGACGGAAGATCCACCGGATCGTCTACGGGCCCGAGGTCCGGCGTGAGAACGGCGGCCACATCGAGCTCGATTCGATCGAGGCAGAGGCGGCCAAGATGGTCGTCAACGACCCCGCCCAGGCCGCCCGCTTTTTCGGCAACAAGCGCGAATCGGGCGCCGGCCGGGCATTCGACCTCGAGGTCTGGGCCGCCCGAGCGGCGAAGGCGTCATTCGTCGTGCCGCGCGGAACCCTCTGCACGATCGGCTTCGACGGCTCGAAGCGCTGGGACCACAGCTCGATGATCGGCACGGTCGTCGAGACCGGCTACCAGTGGCCGATCGGCATCTGGCGGCCCGAGGATTACCCGCGGCATGAGATCCCGGCCGAGCTCGTAACAAACGTGCTGGCCGAGGCCATGGACTGGCTCGACGTCTGGCGCCTGTACGCGGATCCGCCGTACTGGGAAGACACGATCGCCGGCTGGGCCGGCCGCTGGGGCGACCAGGTCGTGCTCGAGTGGTGGACGAACCGCTACAAGCAGATGGCCTACGCCTACCGATCCTGGAAGGAAGCCCAGGCGACGGGTGCGATGAGTCACTGCGCGACGACCGACAAGCTGTGCGCGCTCTTCACGAACCACGTCGGCAACGCCTACCGCCTGGAGATCGGCTCGCGCGACGAGCTCGGGCCCCTCTGGATCGTCCAGAAGGAGCGCGACGGCTCGCCCGAGAAGGTCGACAGCTGCCCCGCGGCCGCGCTGTCCTGGGAGGCTCGCAACGACGCGCTCGCCGCCGGCGCCGCCAACATCGAGGCGTTCGTCTCGGTTTATGAGACCCGGGGCGTGGTTGGGATCGGGGCGCCGGCCTGATGGACCTCCTCGATCTCCTCGCCCTGGGCAGTGTCGCCGCGATCGCGGTCGCCCTCTTCATGGTCGCGCTGCCGCTCGGCCTCCTGGCGAGCGGCGCCTTCGGACTGCTCTTCGTGGGCAACGCGATCGCGCGCCGGAAGAAGGCGGCCGCCGATGAGTAGGCTCGCGGCCGCCCTGACGCAGACGATCCTCTCGCCCCTCGGGATGTTCTGGCCCCAGGACTGGAACGCTTCGCTCGGCGGCGGTGTCATCGGCCGCGCCGCGAACGTGACCCCGGATTCGGCGATGGGCGTCATGGCCTACTACTCGGGCGTCCGGTTCCTCTCGGAGACGATCGCCTCGCTGCCGCTGATCATCTACAAGCGGTTGCCGAAGGGTGGCAAGGATCGGGCGACCGACCACCCGATGTACCGGATCCTGCACGACCAGGCGAACCCCGAGATGACGGCGTTCACCTGGAAAGAGACGATCATGGCCCACGCCGTCGGCTGGGGTAACGGCTACAGCGAGCGCCAGCTCGATGCTCCCGGCCGAACCGTGGCGCTCTGGCCGCTCCGACCGGATCGGATGCGCGTCCTGCGCTCCGCGTCGCTCTCGAACGGCGACCCGGGGCCCCTGATCTATCGCTACCAGGTCCCGGGTGGGGCGACCGTCGACCTGCCGCCCGAGCGCGTCTTCCACGTCCGAGGCCTCGGCTATGACGGCCTGGTCGGCTACAGCCCGATCGAGATCATGCGACGGGCCCTGCGCCTGAACCTCGCAGCCGAGGAGTACGGCGAGCGGACCTTCGACAACGACGCCCGCCCGGGCGTCATTCTTTCCCACCCGAAGACCCTCTCGGACAAGGCCCGGACCAACCTCGAGGGCTCGTGGGCTCGGAACCACGAGGGCCTGACGAACGCCCAGCGGACCGCGGTCCTCGAGGAGGGCATCACCGTCAGTCAGATCGGCTTCCCGCCCGCCGACACGCAGTTCCTCGAGACGCGCAAGTTCGGCGTCACCGAGATCGCCCGCGGCCTTCGCCTGCCGCCCCACATCCTGTACGACCTCGATCGCTCGACGAACAACAACATCGAGCAGCAGGGCCTCGAGCTCGTCACCTACTCGCTCCGCTCCTGGCTCGTGCGCTGGGAGCAGCAGTACAACGTCGATCTCATCGGGCTCGACACCGACTTCTTCGCCGAGCACCTCATCGACGCCTTCCTCCGCGGCGATGCGCTGACCCGAGCCCAGGCGCTGTGGATCCAGCGCCAGGCGGGTGTCGTGAACGCCGACGAGTGGCGCGACATCGAGAACCGGAACCCGCTGCCCAATGGCGACGGCCAGGTCTTCCTGCAGCCGCTCAACATGTCGACCGTCGGCGAGCCGCCGATCGGGGCCGAGGCCGACGTCGTCCGCAATCCGCGCTCGGTCCCGAACCCGGCGATCCCGGCCCTCGAGGTCATCCCCGACACGGCGCCCGTCAAGCCGACGGCCCCATCGCGGAACGGCACCGAGAAGGTGCCGGCGTGATCCGCTGGATCGCCTCAGCCGGGCGCTGGCAGGGCCTTGAGCTGACTCTGCGCCAGCCATCGCATCTGACGTTCCGGGATCCGGCTGGTGCGCCGGTATTCCTCGTACGCGATCAGCACCTTCGCGCCGCAGAGGAGATGGCTCGCGACGTAGTCCCCGCCCGTGCTCTGGGGCGTGAGCCAACGGTCGCTCATTCGGCCGCACATGAAGCACGGCGCGCCCGGACCGTCAGTGAAGTAGATCTGCTCGCTCCATTCCATGCCGCGAACGATAAGCCCGGAGGGCCGCTCTCATGAAGATCGATCGCAAGGTCGTGTTGCTCAAGGAGGCCTCGGTCAACGGCCAGGGCCGGCTCGAGGGCTACGGCGCGGTGTACGGCAACATCGACGACGGCGGCGACGAGCTCGAGGTCGGCTCGATGGCGCCCGCGATCCCGGGCTTCATGAGCTCGGGCTTCATCAGCTGGGGCCACGACTGGGAGGTCCCGGTCGCCTACCCGAAGGCGGCGTCGGAGGATTCCCACGGCCTCTACCTCGACGCCCAGTTCCATTCGACGCCGGCCGCCCAGGAGAAGCGGACCATCACGAAGGAGCGGCTCGACGCCGGCCTGACGATGGGCCTCTCGATCGGCTACGGCGATGTCAAGGCCGAGCGGACGCCCGAGAAGCGGCTGATCAAGAGCGTCGGCCGGCTCTACGAGATCGGCATGGTCATGGTCCCGATGAACGGCCTCGCCGGCGTCGCCGGCGTGAAGGGCATCAAGGCCGCCGCGGACAACGTCTCGAGCGCGACGTACGTCCTCTCGACGCTCAACGAGCTCATCGAATCCGAGAGCATGGACGCCGCTGACGACGGCGACACGACCGATGCCGCCGAGGTCGACGCGCTCGTCCGGGCCCGCGATTCGCTCCTCGAGTTCATCGCCGCCGAATCGGCCGAGGTCGGAACGACGGACGACCTCGAGGACGTCGCCGAAGAGAACGCCGCCCGCGCCGCGCTCGCCTCGTCCTACGGCTGGATGGGCCGCAACCGCGTCCCGTATGCCGCTCACATCGCATCGATCGAGACGGGCCTCAAGGCCCTCGTCGCCCGATCACGGGCCGTGTCCCGCCTCCGCAAGGAGGGCCGGGTCCTCTCGTCGGCCAATCGCTCGCGCCTGGAGGAGCTGGTGGCAGCCCTCGCCGCGGGTGAGACCGACATCCGGGACCTGCTTGCCTCCACGGATCCCGACACCGGCAAGGCCGCCCGAGCAGCCGAGATCGAGTACCTGGTCAACCAGGCGGCCGAGCTCGGCATCGAGTTCGCGACGGCGTAGCAACGGGGCGCAGGGCGCCTCACCTGACGACGATCCCCGCCGGCCTGAATGCGAGTTAGGGCCGGAGCCCGGGGCCTCCTTACTCGCAGGAGTCCAACCCTCATGGCAACCGCCACTCAGATCGCAGAGAAGCTCGACGGCGACCGTGCGAAGTTCAAGACCTGGTACGACGAGCACAAGGGTGCCGACGGCCAGATGAACCTCGACGCCGAGGGCGTCAAGAAGTTCCGCGAGTGGAACGCCGACCTCGCCAAGCAGAACACCGAGCTCAAGGACGCCCAGGAAGACGAGGCGATCATCGCCGCGAACGAGCAGGGCATCAAGGAGCTCAGCCGTCCGCAGCGAACGCTCGCCGCCCACTACGGCCAGCCGGGCAGCACGCCCGCGGAGCCCGTCTTCGCGAAGTCGCTCGGCGAGCGGTTCGTCGAGAGCAAGGAGTTCGCGGCCAGTCACGGGCTCGCCCGCGGCGGCTCGGGCCCGGCGATGGTGATCGACCTCGAGAAGGAATTCGGCAAGGCCGTCGCCGCGCGTGGCGTCGCCGAGCTCAAGACCCTGTTCGACACGGCGTCGAGCTTCGCCATCCAGAACATCCGGCTGCCCCAGCCGATCACGCCCGGCTCGCAGATGCCGACCGTGGCGTCCCTCATGCCCGAGGGTCGCACCTCCCAGGCGGCGATCGCCTACATGGAGGAGACGACGACCACGAGCGCAGCGGCCGAGACCGCCGAGTCCGGGTCGAAGCCCGAGAGCGCCCTCGCGTTCACCGAGAAGACGAGCGCCGTGCGCAAGATCGCCACGAGCCTCCCGATCACCGATGAGAGCCTCGACGACATCCCGTTCATCGAGAGCTATCTCGACACCCGCCTGTCGCTCTTCGTGCGCCAGCGCGAGGACAGCGAGCTCGTCGCCGGCAACGGCACCGCACCGAACATCCGGGGCTTCCTCAACGTGTCGGGGATCAACACCCAGGCGCGCGGCACGGATGCCAACCAGGACGCGATCTTCAAGGCCGGGACGCTCGTCCAGACCACGAGCTTCCTGTTCCCGACCGGCGTCGTCATCCACCCGACCAACTGGCAGACGATCCGGCTCATGACCGGTTCGACCGGCGTGTACCTCTTCGGGCCGCCGAGCCAGATGGGCGACAGCACCCTCTGGGGCTGGGATGTCATCCGGACCACCGCGATGACGCTCAACAGCGCCCTCGTCGGCGCGTTCCAGACCGGCGCGGAGGTCTTCCGACGCTCCGAGCTGTCGCTCCAGGTCGGCTGGATCAACGACCAGTTCGTGAAGAACCAGCGAACGATCCTCGTCGAGGAGCGGCTCGCCCTGGTCGTCTTCCGACCGAAGGCGTTCTCCTCGGTCACGAGCCTGAACTAAGCCGACGGGGGCGGGCTGGTATCCACGCCGGTCCGCCCCGCCTCGGCTCCGAAAGGAGATCCATGCCAGTTCACCCGCTCACCAACGTCATGCCGGGCCTTCCGAAGGCGCGGCTCGGCAACCTCGTCGCCGGCGTGGAATCGGCGGACGCCGGCACCACGAAGTGGGCCGTGACGACCTACGACTTCGCCGTCGACGGTGGCGCTGTCGGCAACATCAACCTCCTCGGCTCGGCCGGCATCCCCTCGGGCGCGGTCGCGATCGAGGCGTTCGTCGACGTGACGACGGCACTCACGTCTGGCGGCGCGGCCACCGCGGCGCTGTCCCTCGAGGCAGCGGGCGATCTGCTCGCGGCCGCCGTCATCTCCGGGGCCCCGTTCTCGACCACCGGCCGCAAGAACCTGCTCGCCCAGAGCGGCGCGACGAGCGTGAAGACCACGGCAGCCCGGGACATCGTCC